TAGACGAGCCACTGTTACTCACAGATGCATTGGACCCTGCGCTTCCAGTGCTGGTTGAACCTACTGCAATAGTCGCTGCTGTTCCTGTAGCTCCTGTATCACCTTTGTCTCCAGTTCTTGCAAAAGTAATAATTACATCTTCACTTGCACTAAACGAAGTCGAACCAGAAACATAAGCACAGGTTACCTTGTGATAACCAGTGGCTTCAGTTGCTGCTGAAATAGTAAACAGTGCAAAATCATTAGGATCAGTTTTATTTGATATTTTAAAATGACCCTTTATTGTCGAAGTCGAATCATCTATGGTTCGTAAAAACGACTGAATATCTGTTGCATCGTCATCAGTGTCATCTATGTATAAAGAGGTAGCTGATGAAATATTGGCATTGTTAAATCTAAGTTTGCCCGCACCAGGATCACTATCAACAGTAGAAGTATCAAATGTATAGTCAAAAGTCGCACCACCAAAAGCTCCTGTAGCACCTGTATTTCCTTGTATTCCTTGGATTCCTTGTAAACCCTGCGCTCCTGTAGAGCCTGTGTCACCTGTATCTCCCTTCTCTCCTTGAATTCCCTGTGACCCCGTGTTTCCTGTTGGTCCCTGACTTCCTTGAGGTCCAGCAGGTCCCGTTGGCCCTGTATCACCTGTCTCTCCTTGAACCCCTTGTGGACCCTGTACCCCAGTTGAACCTGTTAATCCTGTATCTCCTTTTGGTATCGTAAAATTCAATAATGCTGCTGTTCCTGAACCAGTGTTGGTGACAGCAGCGTTTGTCCCCTCATTCCCTGTTGATGTTGTACCAATAGCTACAGTGGCAGATCCTTCAACACCTGCTTCCCCTTGAGGACCTTGAGGACCCTGGGGACCTTGAGGTCCTTCAGTTGTAATTTTTACGACGGAGTTGGACATAAGAAACTCTTAATTAACAGGGTGACAAGCAAAAATTAGGCTGTGTAACCTTCATCTATGTAAATGATACCTTCTAACCAATATTCTTTCAGCCCTGAACTATTACTAACTAAAACATCGTATCTGTATTCATCAGCAGTAAGCTGTGCTGTTTGCGTATCAGTGACGGTCCAGTTAAATGTGCCTCCCGCTGCATTTGTTACAGCAATAGTTACATCTGCTGCCTTAACTGTTCTTTCGACGTTCCAAATTTGGGAGGTTACTGTGTATCCAGTAAGGTTGACAGCATTATTTGTTGAGTCTTCGAGACTAACGCCAAACGTATGATCTGATCTTCGTTGAAGCGTAAAATCATAGGTTTTAGGTGCTATAGCCATTGTCCTAAAAGTTTTTTATATGTTAACAACACCTACAACAATATCCTATATATACAAATTCTTACCAGCTAAGAACAACAAGGATTCCATCTTGTCCATGAGTACCATTTGCTCCCCCAGTAGTAGAATCATTACTCCAGCATCCGTTAGCACCTGCGCCTGGGCCTTTGCCCCAAAAAGTACTTCCTCCCGAAGCGTTCATAGCAACAAGACCAAATCCACTTGCTGTGGCTCCTGTGTAGTTATTAAGTGTCTGAAACTCGCCTTTTTCACCATGGCAATTAATCATTCCATTATGACCATCCCCATGCCAGCCAGGTCTGCTTGTCATAGTGCTGGAACTAGGGGTACCACTCGTTGAGTATCCAGGTGTTGACGGACCTCCGAATCTTCCCTCAATAGCCACAGAACTAGTATTGGCAGGAGTGAATGTACTTGTTACGCCATATCCTCCATTACTGCCAGAGTTAGGACTACCATCACCACGTTTACCGATTGTATAATTAGCCGAAGCTCCTAATTCCGCAAGAGTATAGATTCTTATTGCTGTTCCTGCTCCACCTCCTCCACTAGAACCCCAGTAATTACCTCCAAAATCGGGCGCACCTCCAGCAGGAGTCGTACCGTGAACTTTAACCCCACCAGCACCACCGCCCCCACCAGTACATATAACTAAGAACAAAGTTCGACCATCTTCAGGTATAAAAGTTCCAGTTGATGTTGTGCCTGGACTAGTGCAATGAAAAATGTCTATTTTTGCACCGCTATATAATGAAAGCCAACTTCCTAATGGGTTGTCTCTTGTGGAATTGGTAAATACTTCTGCAAGCTTTGTGTCTCTGTTAACTCGTAAATCACCAACAGTAGGATTAAAAGGTCGGCTATTTTGTACTCCATCTGCTATTTTTGTTCTTGTATCGGCATTAGATATAAGTTCACCGTTAGTTGTTACTGAAGAAGCAAAAGCAGATTGAGTAAGGGCCGTCACAGATGCATGATTCATCTGAGTTGCTAAATCACCAAGTACAAGCCAAACACCACCGTTCCAAACTTTTAATTTTGGAGGAGTAGTACTTGTATCTGCCCATAACATCCAATCAGCTTTAGTTGCAGGTTCTGTCGATCCTGCATTTATAGTTTTTATATCTTCTAGTATCCCGTTTAATTCTTGTCTAAAAGTTTGACCGCCTTGATTAGCAAGATCATAATCTCCATTAGTGTTGTTTGTCATTGAGGTACTTGTTTTCCATAACCAGTAGCACCCCAAACAAATGACCTTGCATAGTTGGCGATGCTTCCTGTTTTCTTAAATGTTATCTCAAAACCTGTTGTTGTAATGTTATCTACTACAAAATAATCACCTTCTTCTTGATTTAACGCTGATTGTGTAACAAAAACACTAGGCGGTTTGTTAAACGGAGATTGGAAATGAACTTGATAAGGCTGTGAACCTGTACTTACAGGTGTTTGAATACTTTCAGTCCTTGACTGCAACTCTATCCTTGCACCTAACTTAGTAATAGCAATATTTTGACTAGTATCTCCACTTGTTAACCTAAGCCTAAATTGAATACCCCTAGCTGTAATTAGGTTATTTGTAAATTCCTGCCACGGACCCCAAGTAGGAGAAGAACTTGGACTATTGTTTGTACTCCTTAATTCAATAAACGCACTACATTTATCAGACAACAACGCTCCAACATCATCAATGTTCTCAGTCCAACTATCTATATCCCCTGATTCGTTATCCCATAAATCCTCGTTACCAAAAGAGTAAACACGTAAAGCTCTTGTTACATTTACATCATAAACTTCTTGTAAATCAACAACAGTACCAAACAAATACTGTCCACTTGCAGACGTTGAACTACCGCTAACAGATAGCTTTAAAACATCTAAAGTTGAATCATAAACTGTATTAGTTTTTGTTCCTGGGAAATTACTTATTGATTCATCTACGATTTGAAGTAAATAACGATCTGTTGGATTTGGCATCCTTACACTAACTCTTACATCAGCCCAATCAGCGTCTAAGTTTGTCCCAGGAGCAGGTGATTGCCTCCCACCATCATCTTCAAACTTTAAAAGATACGTCCCTTCTAGTAAAGGAACAGTTGCTTCTGTCTGGTTTCCTGAAATACCATTTTCTCCTGTAAACAATGGTGAAGCCTTACCCCACGTAGCACCACCTTTTAGTTCTGAATGTCTAATCAAAACCTGACCACCAAGCAGTACATCAAGTTCCGAACTTCTGGTCCATTTTAGGGTCGCTTGTTGTTCATTAATAGCAATTAATTTAATACCAGTAACTTGCGTTGGAAGGGCTGTCTTACCTATTGTATTTACAGTTAAAGTTGCAGGATCAACACTTCTTAACCCTGAAGCACTAACACTATAAACCTCTATTTCATAAGTACCGTCAAGAACATCAAGTATTTCTGTCTGCTTAGACTTTTCTACTAATTTAGACTCCCAGTTATTATTATTATACCTGTATCTAACATAAGCATTATCCGTCCTATTTATCCAGCTAATAATAAGTTTAACCCTTGCACTTCCTAAGTTTGAATATAATCTTTCTTGTGCAACTATAGGAGGAAGAGTAACACCATTAGCATCTGTTATTCCATCAGGATTTGCAGGAGCATCAGGGGCAACATTTAAGTCAGTAACATCTCTTTCTACAAGTGCTATCCCACTTTCTATATTGTTATATTTAGAAGAATTATAAGAAACAGCAGTTACAGCATAATTAATACCATCTTGTTCCTCCACTGATACAACACGCCAAGTAGAAGTTTGTATGCTTGAATTTTGATAAACCCATAAAGAGTTAGTATTTGGTGCTGTAGGAGTAGAAACACCATTTACTTTAGTTGTAAAAGCAGAAGAAACCGATATAACACCTGACGAAATACTACTTATATTCTGACTATCAACCGAACCATCTGGTTGGACGACAGAAAGGGTAGGACTACTTGATGTTGTTAATCCCGTAGCGTCATCAACAGTAATAGCGGTAGTTGTTGCACTTTTAATACGTCCTGATCTTCTGTAACCAGCCTTAACTTCATCCGCTATTTCTATTATTTGGCCTGGCCTACAAACAACACCTGCATCTATAGAAGTAACAAAGGAACAAGTTTCACGTTCATTATTTTCTGTATATAAAAGCCATTCCCCTAACCTCCTAGCTTGTCCTCTACTGGTACAAGCAAAAGCATCTATATTTCTAACAATCGCTCCGTACTTTGCGATGTTTGCATTACTTTTTACTTCCTCATAATTGTAATCTTTTAAATTATTATCAAAGTATTTAACAACAGCTACAGTAGCTCTATTCTTTGAACTAGCTGTCTGATATGTAAAACCTGGCTCTAAAACATTTGCAATACTAAATAAATAACTTGTATCTTGCGGGGAATCTTGTGTCAACGCAACTGATCCAGCTTGCCAGTAAGATTGCGCCCTAAAAACAGAAGATAGTTGATTTATTACCGTAAAAGCTTCTTGCGCTGTTTGTATATTTACATTGCAAGTAAAACGAGGTTCTTGAACAGTAGTTGTAGTTCCTGCTGAATTAGTCAGCGTATAATTTATTAATTCAGATGAGTATGAAGAAGCTGCGTAAAAAGAGTATTTATCTATATCAGAAGCAACTAAATGCCCTACTCCAGTACTAGGATCTGCACCTAGTCCATACCTATTAGATGTTAAAAGATCGTATAAAATCCAAGATGGATCGTTTGTTACGACAGCAGCTCCTAACGTTCCATTAAAAGTACCGCTATATGAAAGACTTCCATCAGCTCTGACAGTTGCATTATGTGGAACTTTTACTTTTACCCCCTTGATTAAATATTTTCTTACAGGAATACTAGAAAATTGTTCAGCATCTATCTTTAACCCAACTAAAGCACAATTAGGGTAAGATCTTGAGTCATAAATTATTTCAGTGTAAGTTTTCCATTGAAACGCATCAACTAACTTTGGATTTGTTGAATCATCTGTAATTCTTGTAACTTTTATATCTACAGGAAAAGCACCGTTTAATTTTAATAAATAATCTCTTTGATATAAATCTCCTGTCCTGCCTTTTATTTTTCCTCCGTTAGTACTATCTACTTTTGTTGTGTAGGTACTTTCATTAGCATATTTAACGGCAATTTCTAACTCAATTTCACTACCTTCTATATCACCTTTATCCGTAATTAACTGTAATTGTGGTACAGATATAGTAACTTTTACTGCGTCAACAGAAGGGTTTTGAGGAAGTATTTGTTTAACTCTAGGTGAGTTTTTTAAAATAGTAGTAAAACCTGTCTGTACTACTGTTGATGTATTTTCAGTTAGAGGTATGACCTCTTGATTTGCTGTTCCTTCCTTAGCTTCCCATAAAACATCTTTAAAGTTTTCAGAACCATCTGAATTTATTAAAGGTGTATTATCTAAAAAAATAGATTTACCACCATCTACTAAACCACCTATTTCACCCTCTGAGAGAAGATCAAGAATACGTCCATATTGTTTAGATTCAAGATCATCTTTTGCTGTAGTGGTCGAACCACCTCTTCTTCCTCCTTTTCCACCGCCACCACCTGAACCGCTGATTAATTTGGTCATGCGTCTACCTCAACTTGTACGGTATCAATTGCTGCTGAAATAACAACAGAACCAACTAATACTTCTGAACCATAGACGACAGGAACAGCAACGCCAGCACGACTTGTATTTTGTATTCCGCTAAAACTAAAACTTCGCCTCGGATCTTGTTCTGAAGAAGGGACAGAAGGAACAGGAGTTAATAAACCAGCTATCCCACTAAGAACTAAACCAATACCAATATTTCCTGCTAAAGCTGCTGCTGAAAAAGCACCAGATGTAGACGCAAAACCACCAGCAGTAAATTTAAGTGCGCCACCAGCACCAAGACCACCTGTATAAATAGCAGCACCAATCAAAGCAGCACCTACTATGATCTTTCCCATGTTTCCTCCAGCTCCTCCGACAATAGGAACAATAGAAATATCACTATGCCCAGTCGGATAGTGCAACTCTTCTTCTGTTAACTCCCAATTTCCAGCAGAAACTTTATATTGCTGGTCAAACATGTGCCTTTCTATGCCTTTAAAATTAACGCACAAGAATTTCATTACTTGAGCTACATTATTTACTTCTGCTTCTAAGACACGCTCACCTACAAACTTAGCTAACTCGCCGTATAGTTTTATTTTACGCAAACTCATAACGAATCCTCTTTCCTATACATTTTAGTAGCCACTCGT